GTATGGATGTTTATTTGGATGTAATCAGATGGCACTGTCTCGTAGTAAGCAACAGTTCCAGTCATGTAGTTATTAATGTCGTAAGCAACAACGACATCTTGACCTACTGAGTAAGAAAGATTTTCGTCATTTACATAGAAGACTACGCCATCTGCTACTGCAATATCATTTGCGGTATTAGAGGTTGTCTTATAGCGGTCAGAATGACCATCTGTACCTTGTGCACCATCGGTACCTTGTGTACCTTGTGTGCCATCAGTACCCTGGGTACCTTGGGTACCATCTGTGCCTTGAGTTCCTTGGGTACCATCGGTTCCCTGAGTTCCTTGCTGACCGTCCGTACCTTGAGTACCTTGGGTGCCATCAGTTCCTTGTGTGCCCTGAGTACCATCAGTTCCCTGTGTACCCTGTTGACCATCAGTACCTTGAGTACCGTCAGTTCCTTGTGTTCCCTGTGTGCCATCAGTACCCTGAGTACCTTGTTGGCCGTCTACGCCTTGAGTGCCTTGAGTTCCATCTGTTCCTTGGGCGCCTTGCGTACCATCTGTGCCTTGAGTGCCTTGTTGACCATCTACACCTTGCGCACCCTGAGTACCGAGAGTTCCTTGGGTACCTTGAACACCTTGAGCACCAAAAGCAACCCAAACAGTTCCATTCCATTGCTTGATGTACTTGTCTGTTGTGTCATAGTAAATCTGACCTTCAACAGGGTTCTGTGGTTGGGCGGCAGTTGAAAGGTTCTGAATGCGAGCATTCTGAAGCTCAAGCTTTCCTAAATCAATTGGGGTTAAAAACTTACGTGCCATTACATTATCTCCTTAAGATAACTAACTTAGATACGCTTCGCCTGAAAAAGCTGTTGAAAATGTGACGGTAATGGAGTCCAATGTAGTGTACGTAATTTCGCCTTCCACTATGTTACCAGCAGAATCTTGAACTGTAACGTTAGGATAAAAACCAAGATTATGGTTAATAACCCATGAACTACTTGCAACACCTTGCACGTGGTTGTAGGACACCCGAGCCGTGGTGAAGTACTTATTTACTACGCCCTCAGGTAAATCATCTGTAGAAGCTATTGCCGAGGCAGCAATAGCATCTGTTAATTGCTGGGGAGTAACTCCTCCGCCGTTAACTCCCTGGACACCTTGAGGGCCAGAAACTCCTTGTACGCCTTGGGGACCTGTAGGTCCTTGCGTTCCTATAGGTCCTTGAGCACCTGTGGTTCCCTGTGCTCCAGAACCAGGTCCAACAGGACCAATAGTTCCCTGAGTACCTTGTGTGCCAGAACCCGCAATACCCTGCGTTCCTTGAATACCTTGTGCACCTCTAGGACCACCCTGTCCTACAACTACAACATTAGGTCCTTGAACATTAACATTTTGGATACCGCAGGTGTGCTGTGCACCTACGCAACGGCAATAGTTAGTCAAGGGTCACCTGCTGTGTAGTAAAGACTTGGCCACGTAAGTATGTGTTTTCATAGCCGCTGTCATCGGTTGATGTTGCTTGCAAATCCCAAAAAGCACGTGGTGGAAGATAGGCGCTTGCGTTTCTATCAAGTGAGAGTCTGAGTTTGCTCAATGATTCTGAGGTATATGTTACCTCAATATTAAAGGTGGCGTAGAGAGAAGGCGCATTTGGATAGGTGCGAATCTGTGCTTTCCATTGAAGTCCTGTGATATCGAATGGGAAGTCAACTTCTTCACTATAAGAATCGCCCTGATAAAGAATGATGTCTTGAACTTCGACGTAGCTTGGGAATGGCGTGCGTCCCATAAGGTCGTTCTGAATATAAACGCGCTCTGGTTGACGTGAGTCATCAATTTCTTGGGCCATATAAACAGGAACAAGCTTATTAGTAAGACGAGAAACACGGCGAAGTGTTCCCATTTCAATACGCCATAGGCCGATATTAAGAGCAGCACATAGTTGCTTGTATTGGTCCCAACGAGCCTGAATAGTTTGAGTAAGCTGGCGATAACGCTCAGAACGCGGAATGTTCACACCATCTGGGGCTTGGATATCAATATCAAAGGATGCATCTGTTGCTAGCGCCCATAGAGCCTCAATAGTTGCAAGAATGGCAATAGGATACTCTTCAACAGCTGGAATCATCGCAATAGTCATCTGGCTACCTAAACCATTAGTGCGGTTATAGGTGTGCTGCGTTACTGCTGTATTAACAAATCGGCAGATGTCATCGTCTGTGAAGTAACGGTATACAAGACCGCGAATAAGAATTGCGGCGTTTGCAGGGGGTGTGTGGACAAAATGCACGACACCAACGTCTGCTTCTAGTGTGTATCCAGTTGTTACGGCCACTGGTGAGCCATTTACATATACCTCTAAGGTATAAGGGTCAATAGGGTGAATTGCTAATGGAAAATCTGAAGTTTGAGCATCGCCAGTAAAAGTGAGGCTAAATTGTTTAGGCTGGTCGCCAAGTTCTAAACGAACTCTAGAGGAGAGGTCGTACAAATTTGCCACAAAAACTCCTCACACTTAGTCCTCTAATGATGGCGGTAAATCTTAAAAAAGTCCTGATAAACGAAGAAGGCGGCATCGCTGCCGCCCACTCCACTGATATTTAGCTTAGAGAATTCCAGCTAGATAACCTTTTTCTTGAAGGTGTTGGGCAACGTCACGAGTTACCTTGTACTTCTGACCAGCTTTGAAGTTGTAATTATTTCCTGAGCCTAGAGTCATGTTTTCAACATTCTCAATAACACGGATTTCAACTTCGCCTTCGTTGACTGTTGTTACCTTGTCAACAATTACTGTTTGGCGCTCTGGGATAGTTGCGTCAATAACTTCTGTTTCTAGCTTAATCTGAGCCTCAGCGGTAGCCATGGACATAGAATTAGCGCGTTCTTGCTGTGCTTCTAGCGCATCTGCAGCGAGCTGCTCACGGACGCGACCAGTAACATCTGTTGGTTTTGCCTTTGTTGCCATTTTAAGTTTCTCCAATGTATTAACTCGGTTAGATAAAGCGGGGCCGAAGCCCCGCTCTTTAAGCTATTTAACTGCCAGACTTATCACTGACCAGTTAATTCGTTTCTGCGATTACGACCGCTTGGTCAGTTATGAGCCCTAGGCCGAAGATTGAGTACCAAGCAAGTGCGTGCTCACGACCGAAGTCGAGGATTCCGCCATCGCGGAGTTCAACTGGGAGTGAGATAGCGTGACCGAAAGCGTTATCTCCGATGAAGATAGCTGAGTAGCGGTCTGCTGAACCAGCACCTGTGAAGGTGTTAGGAGTTGTGTATCCTCCGCCAGGTGTAACTGTTGGGTTAGCAACAGCGACGTCTCCTGCGTAAGATGTTCCTGCTCCACCTGGGACCTTGAGGACCTGTGTGGTTTCGATGAATACGCAGTCATAGAGACGGCCGATTTCACCGAGCATGAAGTTTCCTGGTGCAGCGTACTTTGTTACTTCGATGAACTCAGGATTGTCACGGAGCTTACGGCTTTGGTGTGGGTGCACGAAAGCGACGTAGGTCTCACCCAACCGAGGGATGTTCTTGGTTGAGAGTGTCTCAACTGCATCCTTAACGGTGTGGGTTGTGAGGTTGTAGGTACCAGTCATATTTGCACGAGCTGTGTTTCCTGAACCAGCTGGCTTTGTGCCATCTGCGTACCAGTTGTTAACAGCTTGGAGTGCTGAGCGGTCTTCACCGTAGATTGTTGAAGTAGCTGCGTAGAGTGTGTCGCGTGAGAGCTGGTCAAGGTAAACAGCCATGTTACGTCCAAGAAGACGTGAAGCTGATGCCATAACGTCATCGAATGACGCGTTGAGGAGGAGCTCTGAAACAGCGAGAGCATAACCATGCTCAGCAACAGTGATTGAGAACTGTTGTGCTGTCAATGCGTTGGTCTGCATACGAACACCTTCGACGAGCGGTGAAGCAAAGCCGAGGTTGTTGTAACGCATGAAGTTAATCTGGAGACCAGGAGCAACGCCGAGTTCTGTCTTCTTAACAGCGAACTGCTCGAAGCGGAGAATTGGCATAGCCTGGAACAAGATTTCCTTAGACCAGATGGTCTGGATAGCTTGTGTAAGCTGTGTGTTAGTGCCTGAATAGGCGGTAGGAGCGGCAGCTAAGTTGCCTGTTCCTGTGATTCCTGAAGCCATTTAAATGGTTCCTCTTTCTAAAGGGATGGGATGAGTTGTGTTTTATCCGAGCAAGCCCGAAGTCTTACCTTGTGCCGCTGGGCTCAAGAGACGACTTCTATATTTGGCGTATTCATTCATAGGCATTGCCGCAATGTCCTCGGCGGTGAACTGACGATTCTCCGAATTGACTTCCAATGCTCCTGCTGGAGGCAAGGTCGCCCTTGTTCCAACCATGCTTTGACGCTGTGCCTGTTGTGCAGACATAGCATCTTCAAAAATGCTTGCTGTCTGAGCCTTAAGGTCTTCCAAGCTCGCGTTAAGTTCTTCAGGAGAATTACCCTCAAGATACTTCCAAAGCTGTGGCATGACGTTATCTCGTTCAGCCTCTATTAAGTTTTGTTTGTAGCTATTGAGTTCAGCAAAAGCTCTCTCACGCTCCAGAAGAGCGAAGGCACGTTGCGTCTCCTGACGCTCACGCTCCAACTGCTCCTGCAGCTCTTTAGCAGTTAGCTTGATAAGTTCCTTGGCGTCCAAGTCTTCTTCAATCTTTGCTTTTTCTTTGGCTTCCTTCTTAGCTAATTTCTCAGCTTCCTCGGCAGCCTTACGAGCGGCTTTCTCTTCACGTTCTTTCTTTAGCGAAGCAACTTCATTCTTTAGCTGTTCAATTTCAGGATAGAGCTTGCTCTTCTCCTGTGAACGAACCTTTGCTAAGTCATCCTCAGTGTAAAACTTTGGAGTTGAAGCTGGTGCTTCAGTAACAGTGGGCGCGTCAACGCCAGACACATTTACTACTGGAGCGGTGTTGGCTTCTGCTTCAAAAGCAGTTGCCATGTTTTCTGCTGTACTCATGGTTCTATTCCTTACGTCCTAGGGGTCGTTTTCCGATGTGAGAGCTCATATGACCAAACAGTTGTATTCTTATTTTTGCTTTAATGCACGAAAAAATCAGCGTAAACGCTTACTTTTCGTACTCTTCTGGATTACGTCGCTGTGGCAACATAGTTCCATACGCTTCCGTAACTAGCTTGTTACGTAAGTCCATTTCACCCATATTTGCTTGAGCAAGGGCTTCATCCATTACTGGGGCCACAGGCTGCATTGGTGGGGTGGTTGTTCCTGTTGAAGGTGCACCAGCGGCAGGCTGACCATCTTGCATAAGAGGTGCGCCACCAGTACCCACAAGGGAACCAGTTAATTGAGCAATTTCTGTCTCAATTTGGGTCTGTAGAAGTTTAAGTGCGCCATCTGCTGTGGCGTCATCGAGTAGCTCTTGACGGATTTCATTGAGCTTCTCTGCTGGGAATTCCTCACCAAGAGTACGAAGAGCGCCTTCTTTTGACTCTAAGCCTAGGGAAAG